CAGAACGCTCAACATATTCATATTTGTTTGAAGAGTTGGACATGCGAATGGTGTATGTGCCAAATCTCGATAATGTGAAGAGTGCTTGGCGTTTTCTGCCAGTGGATCAACCCACAGGTAGCAATGTGGCCAATTTCTTTTTGAGAGAAAGTGATGGTCAGCTAACTGTGGAAGTTGTGAATGCTACTATGAAACGAGTAGCTCACAAGTTTCGCTCGATGCCAGGAGGAGATTACACAGCCACCTCTGCAAAAGATGGTGCGTGTATGGGTTTAGTCACTGCTAAGAAAAATAGCCCTGTGATCCTTGGTTTCCACATAGGTGGTAACGGAAAAGGCTATGGTATTATGCAGACCCTAACACTCCCGCGGTATTTGGAAGCGATATCGCTGCTTGGAAAACAAGACGGCGTGGTAGTGATGGCTCAGTCAGCCGAACTACCGAAACAACAATTTGGTCGCGATGTGCTCAAATCGGAGACGGTTAATCCCAAGGCGAAGTTTATAACTTCTTTGGGACCCGATGCAGCGATTCATGTGTGTGGTTCAACTCGTTTGAGAAGCACACAGAAATTTTGTGTCGAACCGTCAATTTTGTCCCAGCACGTTACAGACATTATGGGTGTAGCGTGTGAGCATGGACCTCCCAAGCTGGATCCGAATTGGGAAGCTTACAATGCAACTTTACAGTACATTGTAGACCCTGCGGACCAGTTTCTCCCTTCCGAACTGGAAAGAGCCCGAAGAGATTGGATGCGAGATCTTGAATATATGATGGAAACTTATCCAGAATATGAGGATTTTCGGCCTTTGACATTCAAAGAATCCATCATGGGCATTCCGGGGAAGCGTTTCCTAGACCCGTTGATAATGAGTACTAGTATGGGCTTTCCCGTCTTTGGTGAGAAAACGCGCTTTTTCACAGAACACAGAGACGGAGAACGATTACTAGACCGCATTCCGGATCCGGAAATTGTAAAAGAGTTTGAGAGGTTGATGTCTTGTTGGGAACGAGGCGAAAGAGCATATCCTATTTGCTGTGCGACACTAAAAGATGAACCAACAGCAATAGGAAAAACAAAAGTTCGAGTTTTCCAAGCCGCACCTGTATGTTTTTCATTAGCTATTCGAATGTACTTTCTACCAATAGCACGATTTTTATCGTTGCATCCATTGGAGTCTGAAAGTGCCGTAGGAGTGAATTGTTTTTCACCTGAGTGGAAAGAGCTAATGGATCATGCAGGAAAGTTTGGCCAAGATGGGAAACGATTAGCACTTGATCACGAAAAGTATGACGTACGTATGTCATCTCAAATAGTGTCAGCTGTGCTTAAGAGTTTCATAGAATTGGCCGCACTTGGCGGTTATCCCGAACATGCACTCAAAATCATGACGGCCAT